AGATAGATTGTTTAATAGCGTTGATCAACCAATTGATTTATACACCAGCAACGAATCAATTGAACTACACGCAGAATATATTCGTGACGGGCTGGTATGGAATGACTGGGTCAACACAATAGAAGTGGCACTTGATAATCAAATAAGTCATAAACTACGTGCTCTGCATATTATGTGTACCATCAACGCATTGTGTTTAGATAGTCTAGTACAATTTTTAGAATATGTGATTGATTGGAAAATGTGTTACGGGAGAGATGCTGTTAACTTTTCTTTAAACATTTTGCGTTTTCCAAGTTTTCAATCTGCGTTGGTGTTGCCCGATAACCTACGTACCGCATATAAAGATCAATTGGTAGACTTTATGGATAGATACCGGAATAGTGAATTTATACAAGAGTTTGAATGGAATCAATTACAAAGATTGGTCGATTATCTCGATGTGGTTAAAACACCTCACAGTGAAGCATTTGATTTAGACCGATTAAGAAACGACTTTAAAAAATTCTACGCACAGTACGATCAACGACGTAATAAAAACTTTACAGAAACTTTCCCTAAATTAGCAAAATGGTATGATAGTCTATGAGTGATGTGAAAGGTTTTTATAACAAAGGATACGTGTATAACGAACGTGCGCCATATTTTATTGAGCAAGAAAAATTAACTCATGATCAATGGGTTAAATTAACAGAAAGCAAAACATTTTGTATGATGCCCTGGATGCATATGCACGCCTTTCCAGATGGTCGTGCTTATCCTTGTTGTCTTGCTGATTATTGGCATCCAGTGGGAGACCTGCGTAAAAATACAATGGAGGAAATATGGAATCAGCAACCATATCGTACTTTGCGTATCAACATGTTAAATGAACAACCAAGCAAGGAGTGTACCAAGTGCTATGAACAAGAAACAAATGGTTTTTTTAGTATGCGTAACGATGCCAATCGTAATTATGGACATCACGTGCGTGAGGTGGATAGGACGGATAGCGACGGAAATAATCCAGAGTTTAAGCTCAGATACTGGGATGTACGGTTTAGTAACCTATGCAACTTTAGGTGCCGTAGCTGCGGTCCTATTTTTAGCAGTAATTGGTTCAATGATCATGTTAAACTATATAATCGAACGCCTGACGTGCTCGGAAGGGAAATGGCTAGAGTAGAGTATACCACTGGTGATGAAGATGGTATGTTGGAACAAATGTTACCTCACATACCATATCTTGAACAGGTGTACTTTGCCGGCGGCGAACCTCTTATCATGAAAGAACATTATTTCATGTTAGAAAAATTAATCGAACATGAAAAAACAGATGTACGTATTCAATATAACACAAATTTTAGCGAACTTGCCTACAAAGATAAACATGTATTTGATTATTGGCAGCATTTTAAAAATGTCAGCGTTGGTGCCAGTTTAGACGCATCGGGTGCTCGAGCAGAACTATTGCGTAAAGGTACAGACTGGTCACAAGTAGAAAGCAATAGAGATCAAATGTTAAAAAAAGTACCTCACGTTGATTTTTATATAAGCGCAACTGTTAGTTCAATGAACGTATTACATGTGTTGGAGTTTCATCGAGAATGGGTCAAACAAGGATTAATTGACGCAAAAGATTTTAATGTAAATATATGTCAAAGTCCCGACTGGTACCGAGCAGACATCTTCCCACAAGATTTCAAAGAGAATTATATAAAACCTGCATACCAAGAACACATTGCTTGGCTAGAACCACAAGATAAGTTACAACGGGCTACAAATGGTTTTAAAAGTGCATTGAACTTTATTATGGCTACAGATCGCAGCGATCAATTACAAAGATTCAAAGACGAAGTTGCAAAACTTGATTCTATACGAAACGAAGACTTTTGGGCAACTTTTCCTGAACTTCTATTATTAAAATGACTTTACCAAAAACAATTTGTATGTTGCCGTGGATCAGTATAGAAACCAGTCCCATTGGTACAGCTAGACCTTGTTGCCTGGCACGAGAAGAAATTACTGACAGTAATGGTGTTAAGTACGATTTAAACAAAGATAGCTTAGAAACAATATATCATAGCAAATATATGCAAAATCTCCGACAACAATTTCGTCAAGGAGAAAAACCAACTACTTGTAAATTATGTTGGGACGAGGAAGCAGCAGGTAGGACTAGTAAACGTATACACAGTAGAATTAGGCTAAAAGAATTATATAACAATATCGAATGGGAAAATAATGATCCAGATCAGCTTTGGTTTCTTGATTTAAAATTAGGCAACATTTGCAATTTGAAATGCCGCATTTGCGGATCTTGGTCTAGTAGTAAATGGGCAGCAGAAGAATTAGAATATGTGCCTAAAGGGTACGACAAAAAGCAGCATATTGCATACCAATGGTTAAAACAGGGTGCATGGCCTCGTAACCCGGATACAAATTTTTGGGCAAACTTAAAAACTTTACTACCTAACATAAAGTATCTTGAATTTACAGGCGGAGAACCTTGGCTGATTGCAGAACATTTTGATTTATTAAAGTATGCAGTAGAAAAAGGTTATAGTAAAAACATTGATATTCATTATAACACAAATGCTACACAAATGCCCGGAGAGTTTGATGCAGCAATCTGGCGAGAATTTGGCCGAGTCGACATCGCATTTAGCGTAGACAATGTAGGTGCTAGATTTGAATACGAACGATATGGCGCCAATTGGCTACTAGCTAATAACATTATTGATTATGTGCATTACAGTCAGGCATCTATGCCAAACATTACTACACAACTTTGTTTTACTATAAATGTTCAAAATGTCTATTACCTCGACGAATTATTAGCCTGGGCCGATACAAAAAAATTTGGTAGTGTATATTTTAATATGTTGCACAGCCCAGATCATATGAGTGTTCAACGAATGACCCCGACTGCACAAGAATTAGTTTTAAACAAATTAAAAACAACTTTTTGGGTCACCGAAGATTATCATAATGAAATTAATAATGTGATAAGATTCATCGAATTAGGTACAGGTAGTGACGGAAAAGAGTTTTTAGAAAAAATGAAACGCACTGACGAATATCGTAAGCAAAATTTTAAACATACTCACAGTGAAATAGCGTTAGCAATGGGATATGAATAAACATGAAACATTTTGTATGGCCCCTTGGACCCATACATATCTAAGCCCACAAACAGAAAGACGCCTATGTTGTGCCAGCAGAGAATCAGCACAAAATTTTCAACAATATATAGATAGCAATCAAGGCACGGGTCGTTATATCCCAATGGCTCTTGACGAGCACTGGAATAGTGCTCATATGCAATCAGTTCGTAAACGTATGATGTCCGGAGAAGTGCTACCCGAGTGCGAAGTTTGCAACGATAAACTATTAAACACTGATGTTTACCGTAGTTATTTTAATAATTTATTTGGGCATAAGTATCAACAAGTGCTAGAGAGCACTGACGAAACAGGATATACAACCATGAAACCTGTTTCGTGGGATTACAGATTTAGTAATCTCTGTAATTTTAAATGCCGTACGTGCGGCGACATGCTGTCTAGTTCGTGGGAAAGTGAGCAAAGACAACACTCAATGATTGATTGGTCAAATCCAAAAAACAATTGGATGCAACCTGAAATCAAAAAACAGATTGAACAGTTCCAGACAACTCAAATTGAAGCCGAGTTTGCAGCAGCAGTTGAGGGCCACCGTGTAGAAGAAGTTTACTGGGTGGGAGGGGAACCGCTAATGTATGAACAGCATTGGCGGTATATGCAAAGAATAATAGAACTGGGAGATGGTAAAAATGTTTATGCTAGATACAATACTAATCTTAGCCGCATTAGTTATAGAGGTTGTAATCTTTTTCAAGATGTACTCGCTCACGTGCGCGATTGGCAAATTTGTGCCAGTATTGACGGAACAGGACGAATTGGAGAATATATCCGAACAGGCCTTGATTATGAGACGTGGCTTGCAAACTTTAAGGAAGGAATTAGAGTCTCTACGCACGGAAGGCAAATGAGAATAGACTTCACGCTTACCCTTCCGGGTATGTTTGAAGTTGCAAATATACAGCAGTTAGGTAACGATTTGGGCGTTGACATCCTGGCAAAGGTTGTCTTTAGTTTTAGTCCGGACATAGTTATGTCACCTTTAGCCCTACCTAGGTCCGTATTAGATCCTTGGGTAGATGAATTATTAAACGCCGGAGTAGCCGGTCCGTTAAAGGATATCTTAGTTCAGCTTCGAACACGCCCTACCTTTCAAGAGCAATACGGTGAAACGGAATATCAAAAAGGTATTGCTCGAGGCAAAGCTCGTGTGTTACAATTAGAGGCTATTCGTACTCAGTCAACAACTATGGACGAAATACTATCAAAGAGAGCAGATGTATATGAGTGGTGGGCTTCCATCAGTTAAAGTAGTATTGCGTAATCCTTTAAATTATAATGATCAAATTGATTATAATATAATTCCTCACGACAACGAATTAGCTAAAGACTGGATTCCTGCATTAAAAGAATTATTACAATCAGGTAATTTATTAGAAAAGAATTTCTGTTTTATGGGTTTTCCAAAAACAGCAAGAAATATAGAATATCTATGTAATCAACTTAACGAACATATTAGTACAATTAATAATTTTTTTGATGATTACTCAATTGAAGAAACGTTTAACCCCTCGTTTCTTGTGTTAACAGATCTTGGCCCAAATCATCAATATCTAAACAAACTACATAATCATTTTGAACGTCTACAAGGAACAGTTGAGAATTTAAGTGATTATTATCGGCGTGCTGATTATGAAACAAAGTATGCTATCAGGCAATTAAACAATATTTGTCACGAATTAGAAAATCTAATACTAAGTCAGCGCAAGCTAAAGACATTACCGTTTTGGGTCAGACCGAGCCAAATAACAACATTTCTAAATGCACAACGCTATGATCTTAAAGACGAACATAGAAAGTTATTTGCAATTAATGGATTTGATCGTGTTCTTGGTGGTGTGTATATGCACTGGACACAAATAGGCAAAACACTCTTTGAAGTGTGGCGAGATGAAAAAGCACCTAAGTTAACCGCAACAGTTTGTGAAGCGATTACTCATTTACAATATTATAGTGGAGAGTTTGATGTAGAATGGGGAAACAATGTTGTTTACGATGGTCCTCATCCTTGGCATACACACGAAATTGATCAATTTGCTACTTGGTTACACGAAAATGGTATGCACGTCGAAGATCCTAGTTTAAGTTGTGGTTACTTACCACTTGGACAAGTTGATCTTGCTAGTAGTTTTGGCACAACGACCGGAGAACCTATTTGGAATGTATTAAGTACACATTTAGACATTTTTAAAATTGAAGTAGACGGGGTTAGTAGTACATTTGATTATTCGTGGACAGATGCTAATTATAAGCAAATTCAAATTGATATGATGAAACCAGGATATGATTTTAGTAGCCGGCGGCGATAGTTTTATTTTTGGTTCAGAATTGTCTGATCAGTCTGATCAGACACCAAGTGCTTTGACCTTTCCGTCTTTGCTAGCAGAAAAGTATAAAATTGAATATGATTGTGCAGCCTGGCCAGGCAATGCCAACAATGCAATTAGTAGAATGACTATTGCAGAATGCGAGAAAAATAAAGGAAAAAATGTAATTGCATTGGTAACCTGGACATTTTTACAAAGATATGAATTTAGATTCAATTATTCTACTAGGCAAAGGTTGAGTCCTTGGCTAAGTGTTAATTCTTGGACATCTGACAATTTTACAAAAAATGATTTTAAAAAAAACTTTTTTAATAATAATGACGAAATATTAGAAGCGCATTTACAAAATTTAAAAACAGCACAACAAACTGGAACAGCAGAATTTGCCGTTGAGTTTTTTAAACACGTGGGAAATAGTGAATATTATGAATTATATCACAGTCTCAGAGAGTTTGTTTTTTTACAAAATTATTTTAAAGTAAACAATATACCTTATCTATTTGTTACTGCCGATAATCATTTTTACAAACACCCGAATTTTAAAAGATCACAAGACACATATTTGAATAATTTATATGATCAAATTGATTGGAGCAAATGGTTTTTCTTTGAACCAGGCACTAAAAGTAACGAAACAAAAGAACCTCGAGGTTTTTACCAGTGGGCAGTAGAAAATAAATACCCCATCGGAACCACGCATCCACTTGAAGATGCACATTATGCGGCAGCAAAATTAATTAAGGACAAATTCAATGAATTGGTTACAAAATCTTTGGAATAGAATTCGGTTAGAAATTAGATATAGACGTAAACTTCGAGAACTACGCAAAAGAGATCCGTTTATATACAAATGAAATTATTAACAGTTGGGTGTAGTTTCACCATTGGTGAAGAATTAGCTCATCCTGAATCAGATTCTTGGCCTGTGTTAATTAGTAGAATTAATTCATGGGAGTTAAACAATCTTGGAAAATCGGGCGGTAGTAATGATAGAAATATACGAATAATATTTGAAGAAATAGATAAAGGCTATGATTTAATTATTGTAGCATGGACAGTTCCTGATAGATTTGAAGTACCGTTGGACGGTAAGTTTATTGATATCAATGCCAATTCTGGCAGAAAACTTAACATGCACTGGACTACCGAGTACTATACACACCACTACGACAGACTGTATTCTTATACAAAATGGTTAAGAAATGTTATACTTTTACAAAGTTACTTAAAAAATAAAAATCAAAAATATATTTTTGTTAGCACATTTGGTATGTGGAGTGATTTACAAATAGATGCATATCAAGAATATTCTGAGAAGCTTGATTATTTAATTAAGCAAGTTGATAAAAAATTTTACGTAGATTGGCCTCATTGGGGTATGACTGATTGGATGGGAGATTGTACCAAGGGTCCAGGAGGTCATCCACTTGAAGATGGACATAATAGAATAGCGGTTAGAATCAATGAACATATTAGGAATCTCGGCTGGATTTCATGATGCTGCTGTTAGTGTAATTAACACGCACGGAGATATCTTATTTGCAGCCCATAGCGAACGATATAGCGGGGTAAAAAATGATGCTAACATCTGTCGCGACTTAATGGATGATGTAACGAATTATTTTCCTATTCATCACGTCGCATATTACGAAACTCCGTGGAAGAAACAATTACGCAGATTGTATAGCGGCGAGGGTATTGAGTGGAATAAGTTATCTACTCGGAAGATATTAACAGAACAATTTGGTGGATACGCACAAATACCAAGTTACAGTACACACAATCATCATTTAAGTCACGCAGCAGCAGGATTCCAGACTAGTCTATATGATCGTGCAACAGTAGTAGTAATTGACGCAATTGGTGAATGGGACACTATTAGTATATGGGGTGCAGAATACGATAGACGTGGCCGCGCACAATATAAACGACTATGGGGACAACGATATCCTCATAGCGTAGGATTATTTTACAGTGCAATGACGCAGAAGGTAGGACTAAAGCCCAATGAAGATGAATACATTCTAATGGGTATGGCAGCATACAGTGACAACTTTTACGGTTATGACGAATACCTAAAAAGCAATCTAGTTAGTGATGAATGGAATATAACCTTCAAAGAGAATTTGCATACCGGATGGCACAATAAGGTATGGAACACCGTACACGATGCCAATTTAGCTGTAGCAGCACAACTGGTAGTAGAAAATTTAATTTATAATGTAATGCGTAGAGCAAGAGATTTTAACTGGAGTACTAATCTTGTTTATATGGGCGGTGTTGCATTAAACTGCCTGGCTAATAGAAACCTAGGAGAATACTTTGATAACATTTGGATTATGCCGAACCCGGGCGATGCTGGTAGCAGTCTTGGCGCAGCAGCCCTTGCGTATGGCGGTCGCCTTCGTTGGGTGGATGCTTACCTTGGTTACAATATACCTGGACCATACCCAGTTAACGCCCTACTGGATGGTTTATTGTCTAATGGTATTGTTGGTGTTGCTAGCGGTCGTGCTGAATTTGGACCAAGAGCACTAGGTAATAGAAGTTTGTTGGCAGACCCTAGAGGAATCAATATAAAGGATCGTGTAAATGAAATTAAGCAGAGACAAAAATTCAGACCTTTCGCTCCTGTCATATTGGAGGAAATGGCTGATCAGTACTTTGACTTCCACCCTGGGTGGACTAATAGCCGTTATATGCAGTCAGTCGCTCGTTGTAGGCGTCCTGATCTGTTTCCTGCTATCTGCCATGTTGATGGGACCAGTAGAGTACAAACGGTACCAAAAGATGGTTCGGGAATCAGAGAACTGTTAGAGAAATGGTTTTTGATAACAGATTGTCCGATGTTGTTAAACACATCATTGAATATCAAAGGAGAACCGATGGTAAATGATCGTAAGGATGCCGATAGATTTGAACAAAAATATAAAGTAAAAGTGTTATCATGAAAGAAAAATTTAAACGTGCTTATATGAAAACTGCAAAAACATTTGCAGATCTTTCTCATGCTCGTAGATTAAAAGTGGGTGCAATTGTAGTCAAGGAAGATAGAATTATCTCCATTGGATATAATGGTATGCCCGCAGGCTGGGATAATAACTGCGAGGATGAAACAAGATACGAAGATGGTGGAGTAACACTTACTACCAAACCAGAAGTTTTACACGCAGAATCAAATGCCATTGCTAAACTAGCAAAATCAAACGAATCAGGAACAGGTGCAACATTGTTTATTACACATAGTCCGTGTTTGCATTGTGCTAAATTAATTTATCAGTCCGGAATAAAAAGAGTGTATTTTGGACAAAGCTATCGCGACAACACAGGAATTACTTTTTTGCAGAAATCCGGCGTAGAGATTGATCAATTGACGATTGAAGATTAACACTTAACTCATTCCATATATCATTAACAAATTCTTTACTGTAAAATCTATTATAATTGTGTTCCAAAACTTCTTCCATTTCTAGTAAAAGATTTTGCAACTCTTGATTTGATAGTTTACATATATTTTCAATGATATCACAAATTTGATTTATTCTTTGAATAGGATCAGTTACTAAATCATAACTTTCGTCCCACCAGCGATCAAATGTTTTAAAACCGTATTCTTTTAAATATGATAGATTGTTTGCACATCCAACTAATACAAAAGGTTGTTTTAATACGATAGGTTTAAATATTTTTTCTGTCAGATGTTGTTTAAAGTCCCAAAAACAAGTTTCGGTTACAACGTGTAAAAAACTTTCAATTGATTGATTGATTGGACCAATGGTAAAGCTATCATTTGAAATTGTTTCATTAAGAGGTGTATCTATTCTTAAATCATTTTGTAAATCTTTTGTAAGATACAACAAAACAGAATTGACGTAGTCGCTGGGTAAATCATATTTTTTCTTTGCTGTTAATAAACTTTGTTTTAACTCACCATGAACTGGGCATTGTCTACTGTAACTTATGTGTCCTTGTGAAATAAGATCTCTTTTAATCAATTCTGCTACTAGAAAAGATCTATGTACTCTTGCGTTTCCTGTTATTCTATTAAATGAAATAAATTTTTTATTGACTATTCTTTCTTTTAGTGGTAAAATGTCTGAACAATATTGATATCCTCGATACCAATCGGCAGCGGCTAAACCGTGGAAAAAATAGTAGCAATCAATAAAGTTATATTTTTCTATTATTTTATTTTTTTCTTTACTATTTTTTTCAGTGTTAAGTAATACTAAAGGAGAATATTTTATATCTGGAATGTATTCGGGTAATCTAACTGAATTAAATATATGAATATCTGAATTATGTAATTTACTTAAACCTGAATCTAACAAATCATCAGTGGACGAATTGTAATGATTTTGTGGAATAATAAAAGTTTTTTTAGTTATTAATTTCTGAATTTTAAAAAATAATTCTTGATTATAATCATAAATTAATGGTTCTTGGTCGTAACACAAGAAAAAGATATTTTTTTTGTTTTGTATATTTTTATCGGGGGTATATGTGTTATCAATACTAATAAATTCTACATTATCAATGTGGGTAGAACCAAAAGGAAATAGATATCCTAAGATTCCGTGATCGACACCACTTCGTTTAATTAAACTTAGAATATTTTGATAATTGATATGAATATTATACATGATTGACGTTTTTTATTATGGGGGAATCCCAAATCAATTTATTTTTGAAAAAAGTGCAGTTAGCTTAGAAGATGCTGCCCAACAAAGTAGGACCAAGTTCTACTGGTATATTTATGGGGGTAATGATTACTCAAAATTTGATTTTGATTGGAGGCCGGCACCATGGGAGGAACATCAGATACATTGTTTTGGTACTCAGTGGCAGCGTACAGGTGGGGCATATCTAGCAAATCGTGACACGGTACAAAATAAAGAATGGCATTTTCGAAATGAACAACAAGTGCCAAGATTAGAAGATCGATCCAATTGGATCGTTCCATCTAATGTAAACGATTCTGATTTTGATTATAGCTGGCATTCCGATGAACTAGAAGCAGATTACGAATATCATTTTCCTACGCATTGGCAACGTCAAGGTGGGCCGATATATAAAGGAACTGCAGGAATTAAATTTGTTGTTGACCAAAAGGTCAAGACAGGATCTACTCAAATTTTTTATATTGATTTTTTAAACGAACCCAGCGCCGCCCAATTTGAAACCTTAAAGAAAAGATATCCTGATATTAAGAATACAAGATATGTCAATGACCATTTAACTGTTTTTAAAAGAATAATAAATCTAGCTACAACTGAATTTGTATGGATTGCAAGTAGTCTATGCGATTATATGAATTTTGATTTTACCTGGCATCCGCCAACAGAACGACGAGAAATGATTCACGTTTTTCCTTCGATTATTAGAGAATTTGGTAGCACTAAACAAAAAAGAGGGGATACATTTTACATTCACGTTCCGTCTTTCAAACAACAGTTATATGAACTTGAATTACTTGATTGGTTCAAAGTTATTAACTATACCGATGATCAAATTGTTCCTTGGTTTCCTTTACCGGTTATAGACTACGATCAGGATAGTTTAGTAAATGTAATTAAAAAACACAATTTCAATCACCCTTACAGTTTGTTTAAAAATTGTGACCAACTATTAAATTTAAGTCCACCTTGTTTATGGCATCCAAAAGATAGAGAAATTATATCTATAAATGGTACAAACAGTATTTCGTTAGTACCAAGAGATTCAAAAAATTATATTGTAAATCAAGTTTATGATTATCCTTACATAGTTAAATTAAAAAAGAAAAATAATACTGGACAAGATATAATTTTTATTAGTTACGACGAGCCACAAGCTGACCAAAATTGGCAGTTGCTCTACAAAAAGTTTCCCAAGGCATTGAGATTGCACGGGGTTCAAGGAATGCATAATGCATTACTCGAGGCCGCTAAACTAAGTAGTACTCCTTGGTATTTTGCTGTATTTGCAAAAACACAGGTAGCAGATAACTTTAAATTTAATTTTGATCCTGATTATTTTCAATTGCCTAAACACTATATTTTTCACGCTAGAAATTCATTGAATGATTTAGAATACGGCCATATGGGAATCGTGTTGTATAATTGCAATCTTGTCAAGAATCAAAAAGAATTTGGTATAGACTATACAATGAGTGCACCTCACACAGTAATACCGGAACTTAGTGCAATAGCAACATTTAATAGCAATCCATATCATACCTGGAGAACTGCTTTTAGAGAATGTGCCAAGCTTTCGCAGTTTATTACAGAACAACAGAATGTTGAAAATGAATTTAGATTAGAAACGTGGCTTAATTATGCCAATGGTATATATTCTGAATGGTGTTTACGTGGAGCCAGAGATGGCTACAAATTCTATCAAGAAAATAAACTAACGCCGACCCTGTTAAAACAAGCTTTTGACTGGGATTGGCTAAAAAAATATTTTGAATCAATATATGCCAATGTCAACAATCCTGATTTAAAAGTTCTTGAACGTCGTCAAGAATCTTGGCAACCTCCAACGCATTATTAACATCTGTTATAGGTTGTTTTCTACTTGCCACGCACTCAACAAAGTGTGACAATTCTCTTTGCAACGGTGATGGATTCAATATTGGAATATGTGTTTCACTTTCTATGAGTTCTGAAGTTCGTTTATTACTAACAGAACCAAAAAATAATTTAACATTATTTGCAGCATCATCCCAAACAATATGTCCGTTGCTTCCAATAATGGTCAATTTACGAACACGCTCCGGCCAGTACCAGGATCCAACAACAGTAGCAGTAATTTCACCACTGCGAACATCGAAACTTACATAGTCGGGAACTACGTTATTTGTAAAGTTTTTCTTTGTAGCAGATACTACTTGTATGTTCGTGCATAATTCAAGCAAAATACTCACGTCGTGAGGCAATAAACTAAGCAAAGGAGTTGTTTTTGTTTGATAAATGCCCCAGTTTAAACGTTCACTGTGTATGTGCTTGATTTCGCCTATACGTGGCAATTGTAATTTAATATATTCTAGCGCCGGGTGGTAAACAAAGATATGTCCTACCATAATAATTTGCGACCTAGCATAATCAGAAATAATAGCAACCTCTTCTGCAGTTTCGGCCATGGGCTTTTCAATATAACAATCAAATCCACGCTCGAGTAATTCCTGTGCTGTTTTAAAATGATCCCATAGTGGGGTGGCAATAATTGCAGCACGTATGTCCGTGTCAATGTCATCTATGGTTTGACCGTTTTTGACATCAATTACTTGTATTTTACCAACATTTGAAATTTGATTCAATGACTCAACAACTTTAGAGCCCCAGTACCCTGAACCAACAACAGCAAGATTAATCATTTCCACGCCTTCACTAACTCAATTATTTTTGTTTGTTGCTCATAGCTGAGCGTATGATAACAAGGTAGACTCACAATATTCCTACATATTTCTTCTGCCCGAGGACAATCACCTCTACCGTAAATTTGAAATATTTTTTGTTCAGTTAAACTTTTTATATAATGAACATTAACTGTGACTCCGTTGTCTTTCATATACGCAATAAAATTATCTCTATTGTGTATTTGAATAACATAAACATAGTAACTATGTTTTGCCCACGGAGCAGTTTTTGGTGTATCTACATAACCTTCTAATTCTGTATTATATCGCTCACAAATAACACGTTTTTTGTCTAACCAATTATTTAAATATGGAAGTTTAGCCTTAACAACCAAGGCTTGAATATTGTCAATTCTAGCATTAATGCCTTTGAGATCAAAATCCCATTTAACAATACGCCCGTGGTCTCTGTGCATACGGGCACGTTGAATCAAATCTTCTCGTCCGGTGATAGCACCAGCATCACCAATTGCACCTAGATTTTTGACAGGATTAAAACTATGACAAGTAAGATCTACTAGACTTCCCACTTTACGTCCTTTATATTCACCGCCTATACTGTGTGCAGAATCAGATATTAGATATAAATTGTATTTGTTGGCAATAGCAATTAAACGATCAATATCGGGAGTCTGTCCATACATATCAACAAACAATATTGCTTTTGTTTTCTCTGTAATTGCAGATTCTATTTTGTCTATATCAATTTGATAATACTGATCTATATCAACAAAGACTGGCACAGCACCTTGCCAGTATATAGCTTCGGCTGTACTAATAAAAGTATGCGGAGTAGTAATAACTTCGTCACCAGAATTGATATTGCAGGCCATAAGAGAACACATTAATGCAGTTGTGCCACTGCCGGTAGCACAAGCAGCAGGAGCATCTACATACAAAGCAAATGCTTGCTCAAATTCATCAACTAAAGGTCCTGTAATATAACTAGAAGTATCAAGTATTCTAGCAATAGCAGCATCAATATCTTGTTTTACTTCGATGTATTGTGCTTTTAAATCGGTAAACGGTATCATAACTTATTTTTTTTCTGCCAGTAACTGGATTTTTGAAACCACTCATAATATCTACAAAATCCTTCTTCAACATTAACAGTAGGATTGTATCCGAAGTCTGCAACAGCACGATCAATACTCAATCGACCACGTTTAGGAAATGCTAAATCTCTATCTTGAATTTCTAATTGTCCGCGCCCGGCAATATTAATCGCCAGTTCTGCTGCATCTTTTAACGTCACTAGAGTTTGATCACTGCGAGTTATATTATAAATTTTATTAGCAGCCTGGGCACTCATAGCGGCTTGCACTATGCCCATTGCAGCATCTTCAACATAAGTAAAATCTAACACTTCTCCGGCACCTTTAACCTTCAATGTTTCACCACGCATTGCACTCAACATAAACTTAGATACCACACGATCTTCTACATCATATTCACCATATACGGCACTGGGACGAATAATAACATATTCGAATCCATGTTGGCGAGCATAGTCTTCAACAAGTTTCTCGCCCATATATTTCATAATACCATATTGTCCAATTGGATTACATATAGCATTTTCGTTTACATCATTTTCAAAATCACCATAGACCATACTAGAACTAATATAAACAAATCGTTTTACATGATGTGATGCAGCAGCTTCTAATAAGTTAATTAATCCTGTTGCCATTACTTCACTGGCTAACACAGGATTTTGACTAACAACTTTTTGTCTAGGGAAGCTGGCTAAATGAATAATTGTATTACAATTAAAAGTTCCAACACGCATTCTAATATCGTCGTGCCTAATGTCTCCAACTAACGGGGTAGATCTAATTCGACTTAATCTTTCTTTAAATAGATAAGTTAATTCGTCTTGCGGTATAAACCCGTAATTAGTTCGATTATCAACGCCAAAACATTCTACGCCTTGTTGTTCCAGGAAGCGAACAACATTGTGACCAATAAATCCAGCACCGCCAGTAATAAATGCTCTCATTTGTATTTTAATGTATAATAAACTTCGTCTTCGGGATCCAATGATCCTCTAATAGTAACTCTGTAGCCTAGTGTTTGGAAGTCAGTATTTAACTCATAAGTCAATCCCCGACCGTGTTTCATAACCCATTGCCCTTTTTCTGTTTTTTGCCATTCTAATATTGGCCCGGCAACATAGATGTCAGGATCTTCACAATCGCCTAAAGTAAATTTATGAAAAATCATAATTTTTTAATATTTGTTCAGCATACCATTGATGTGTTTTTGGTCCTGGATGATGATTGTCAGTTCCATAATCAAAAAAAACTCCGTTGTTTCCGTCATCAAGTAAAGTGCTTAATTGAATATAATTGTCTATGTTTTTTGTGTAATATATGTCATGACTGTCGACTAATATTCCTGCAATAAGTAGTTTACAATGAATTTTATTACAAAAATTTATTACCTGATTAATGTGCGATAAATTTTTGTAAGGAATAAAATTAGTAAAAAAGATTTCTTTTTGTAATTTTTTAATTGTTGCATCATCGTATTCACTGGGGGTTATGTGTCTTATTTGTGTATCATAATAATAAAATCTGTTAAAACTTGTTAACCCTAGAATAACAATGTCATTTTCTTTTATATCAGACAATAATATTTGTTCAACTGCCCATTCGTTCGATGCTCCGGGGGTAGTTAGAAAACTAACTGGAATGTTAAGTTTGTTACTAATTAATTGCCCGTATCGTTGATCATTGGTAACACCGTACCCATGAGAAACACTACACCCCGCGATCCAAAGCTGTTTGTTTTGAGTTTTTCTGCCTTCGGGTGTTGACACATTTATGTCTGCTGCAGGATCCAACATTTTTTCTAAACCATATATTGTTTTCTTGTTTCGAAAACAAAGTATTAAAAATTCAGTATGATGTCTCATCATACTAATGTTATCTTTAGTATCAGACCACTGCAATGGCGGGCAATAAACTATAACATCTGCTTGTTCAAGATATTCTAAAAATGGTTTATAAGAATTAAAATCTCCTAAACTTATATGATAAGTGCCGTCTTTTAAAGTGCTACCAATGACGTTAATTAATGTCGAATTGGCGTCAGCTTTTGTTGCAGCAGTGCTTAAACTTCTATCAGTGTCACCCACAAACAAAGTGATCATAATTACACAGCCATTTTAGCCTTAATAGCACCGTGTGATTGATAGTTTTCTAAACGTATATCCGCCATGGTGAATTTTGTAATATCAGTAATCTCAGGATTGAGGTACAATTGCGGCATTGGTAATGGTTCACGTCTTAACTGTTCTTTTACCTGCTCTACATGATCTAAGTATATGTGTGCATCGCCCAGAACGTGAACGAACTCTCCTACTTGCAAACCGCACACTTGAGCAATCATCGCAGTCAATAGCGAATAGCTGGCGATATTAAAAGGTACACCTAGAAACATGTCGCAACTTCTTTGATACATCTGACAACTGAGTTTGCCATCTGCTACATAAAACTGTGCAAAGCAGTGACACGGGGGCAGAGCCATGGCTTCTAATTCTCCAGGGTTCCACGCTGTCAATATATGTCTTCGTCCGTATGGATCTGCTTGAATTCCGTCGATTAGATTTCTTAGTTGATCGACTTCTCTTACTTCTACATTGTTACCTGTTCTGCGATAAGTAGTACCAAAACTGTCTTTGAAAGTTCCTTCAGTTTCTCTAGGCTTAATGGCACGCCATTTACGCCATTGTACACCGTACACACGGCCTAGGTCACCATTGTATTTTGCCTTTGTTTTCCAATAAGGAGCAAGAGCATTAGGAGTCCAAATAGTTACAACACCATCTCTAGTACCGTGCGTAATTTCGGCTAGTCTACGTTCATCACCTGAACCTTCAATCATCCAAAGCAGCTCGCCGACTACTGCGTTCCAGGCCAGTTTCTTTGTAGTAACAGCAGGAAAACCTTTGGACAGATCATAGCGTTGTTGCATACCAAACTTGCTTATGGTACCTATGCCCGTGCGATCATCTCTGCGTGTCCCTGTTTCTAAAACATCACGCAATGCTGTTAAGTATTGTTGTTCCATTTATAAAGGTCTAAAGATATCTACGTTTTTGTATACACTAAAGTTTAACATTTTATCTGTGCTAGGTCTAGAACTTATGATACGCATTCCAGTCATAAATGCTCTTAAATCAATTCGAACATCACTAAATGCTGCACCTCTTCGATGTGTAATATATGCGTAATCGATCAAATCTTTACATTCAAATATTATATCGGGTCCGCCAATTATAAAAATATTTTTTCCTGGAAATAGTTCTTTAAGTTCGCGTATCTGCTGTTTGTAGTCACCAGACAAGCGTCTAACAGTTGGATAACCATTCAATGGTTTGTTTGTAATAACACAATTAATTCGATCCGGCAACGGTTTTCGCATTTTAGGATCATCCCAAGTTTTTCTGCCCATAACTACAACTTGATTGTGAGTATGATCTCGAAACCAGTCCATATCTTCTTTGTGCATAGGCCAAGGCAATGTCCCACGATTACCAAATGTTCCCACCTGGTCTGTGGCAAATATAGTACATATCATAAATTTTTTAATAATTCGTCGGTAGCAGGCTGAACTGCTTTTTGCACAGCAGATACAGAAATAAAAAAATCAATGTCTTCAATGATATAATCTAACTGACTGAGTTTGGCTTTTAACATAGTCTCTAAGAGATCAGGATCATTTCCTTCTAATAGAAGTTCTTTAATGTTAATGTTAACAATAGTTCCGTCAGTTAGATTTACATTGACACTTTCTAACATTGTAATAGGAATTTCTTTTTTCTCGACTGATTTTAAAATAGATTCCCATTGGGATTTTGCGTTTAAATTAAGCCGCTTGCTCTTTTGTTTTTTTGGCTTTTGTTCCGGCATTGTCTACCTTTGGACTTAAACTTTCTGCTTCTGCTTTTAATCTTTCGGCCTCTGCTAATAGTTGTTTAGCACTCTCTTCCATTTTAACAGCCTGCTCGAGCCTTTGAGCGGCTAGGTCAGAATCGGACAACAAACCAGACAACATTGCCGCGGCACTTGTATTACCTTGTGCCTCTCTAGTTTTTCTTTCGCCGAGTTCTTGAATTTCGGCACGACGTGGAGATTGTTTTCCAGTCATTCCGCGACTTGCATCGAGATCCTGGAGTCTTTTAAGAGCTTCTTCTCCTTTTTGCATCTCGTCGAGAATATCGTTGAGCTCATCTAAACGAACACTACTGGTAGTTGTTGGTGTTACTAGAACTTGATTGGTAGGCACTTTTTTCATTAGGCCATTGCGATGTAAACTTTCAAGACAGTTGGTACCATCTGCCATAATAGTTCTAAACAAAACATCGCTAATTTCTTTTGCTTCTTGGCCTTGAGGACTTTCCACGGCTCTCATTACTTCGTCGTGAACCATTCTAGGTAATAGGTCACTGTAGATTACTAAGGCCATATGTTCTAGATCTGGAATTTTTCGAAAAACAATTACACAACGCTTATCGTTGTGTTTACCAACGTGCTTTAACATTTAGTTTCTCCTTGATTTTAAGCTGGTTGATCCTGTGCAGGATCTTTGGGTGCCTGTTTATTTATGGCGCCACTTGCTTCTAAGAATTTAACAAGCTTGTCGTAAACTGTACCGACCGCGCTCAATTCATCGGCTTTGATAGCACCGCGTTCTGTAGTAACCCTAATTAGATTTAGAAGTAAAACTAAATCTGATAAAGATAAATTAGGTTCTTCGGGTGTTTGTGGATTTTGATCCATTTGAATTCTCCATTAAAGTTACTAATATTTAACAGAGAAATAAAAGAGGTTTATTTTTATTTTTATGTAAGAGAATTCGAATATGTTTGTATTTGATCTAACATCAATGAAAACATACTGGCTTCGCCGGGTATTTCAAATGCAGCACAGGCAGTCATTGCAATAGATCCGCCTTCTGTAGCAAAATATAAATCATCAAACCAAAAACGACCTTCAAAGTTTTCCCAAATCCAGTCAGTTATTTGTTTACGACCACAACGTAGCTCAAATTTTACTTGGACAAAATGAGGTGGACTGCGAGTTAATTCTCGCAGTCCGTGTACTGTTAACGGATTGGCTTCGCCGTTACGTAACATTCTTGTTACCTTCTGTTTCGTCGGTTATAACAAGGATTTTTTGTTCGTCAGCACCGATACTAGAGTCAGGACGCACAATACGATTTTTTAGAAACTCATTTGATTGTTCGATCCAGGTACTAAGGATTTCTCGTTGACCGGTTACTTCAACGATTTCAGCAGCTCTAGTAATATCCTCTAGTGCATCTTCTGTAAGTAATAGCCGATCTTGCAAATCAGCAATAAGTTTTTTAACTTTTTTGCTTGCTTTGATATCTTCAAAATTAATTGGTTCCATCGTTGTCCCCTAGTTGTTCTTTCCAGTTGAATCCAATATAGTATTCGAGAAGTGTTTCCATTGCATTACGATAGCGATAGTTATGCTCCAAATCTTCCCGTTGATATTTTGCTAATTCTTTTGCGGATTCTAGTCGTTGAATATCAACGCATAATCCTTGATAGTCTTGCAGCAAAATACTATGCATTAGTCCATCGACGGCTTCGTTGGTCAGTTCTACTTTCATCGTGCCATCCTTTCTTTTCTACAAGCTTCTTTCATTGCCGTAGTATAGTCTGGACTGATTTCGGCTATACTACAATCAATCACGCGACGATCGTCAGGAAAATAAGCCAAAGCCAATACCGTTCCTATTGCAATGGCTATTACAACTAAGATGAACTCTTTATTGATCATTTACATACCTCATTAATTTCTGCAGGAGTGTACCAGCCAGTTCGAGCAAGCTCTAAGCGGCATTCTTGTTGGCGCCAATGATCAATGCCAATGCCAAGCAACGGAATAATAACTAAAGTAGACATTATTATCATAAACCATTTCATATCACTGTCCATCAATCTTCTCCTTCTTCAGAATGTCAAACACTCGTTCGTCGTGCTTGACAAATTCTCGCCACATATTTCGGACACCCCACGCAACAAAAATCAATGCTGCTAGCACGTTTAAGCATACAGCTATGCCCCAAAAGATATTGCGAGTGGTTCCTTCGCCGGCTGTAAGGCCTCCTACTAAAGTAAACGAGGACGTAAACAACAACGCCTCAAACCAGCCGCATTTACTTACAAACCATTTTGCAAAACGTCCGAATCTTTTCATTTAACGTCCTCTCGCAGCTTCTTCATAGTGTGCCCAAATACCCCAAGGTGGTTCACACGACGGGTTGCCTTTAATGATCCAAATAGTTTCGCAGTATTCTTCTTCGCCCCATTCGCCACACGGCATACCGTCAGTAAACATAATGAACTTTTTAGGTTCGATGTTCTCGGCTTTCATAAATTCCCAGTTAGCCATAAAGTCAGTGCCGCCGCCACCCATTGGCTCGTAGTTCATAATGTCGTCGATGTTATCGCTCGTAAAAGTTTGGCAGTTATAGATCTCAGTATCAAAACACCACAGCGTAATCTTGTACTCGTCGAAAGCCTCCATAATACCTTTAATCTCACCCAGGAACGCACGACTGTCTTCTTCGCTAATAGATCCAGACTGGTCCATTGCTATACAGATATCAATCATGTCGCCAGGCTTGAGTCCGGGCATAATAGCATCCATGTGCCAACCTCGACGACTTGGTCTAGCCCAAGTGTAGTCGTTTTTAATTACTGCGGTAATCTGTTGTTGCAGCAATTCCTTCCAACCAATAACTGGTGCAGTGATGTCTTTGAGCAGACGCTTGACGCCTGCAGGCAAGTTGCCTGCGCCTGCGGCTTGAGCTGCTGCAATTACAGCACCCTTGATCTCATCACGGATAGCCTGTGCTTCTTCTTTGCTTAACCGCGGACGCCCACCTTTGCCGCCTTCACCGCCATCACCATCGCCACCTTCTCCATCGCCGTCACCATCTTCCAAGTGATCGTCGAGAACCATTTGCTCAAGTTGGTCCATGTTAATCTTGTCTGCATTTTGGTACAGATAGTCGTACACTTCTTCGTAACTCTGTCCTTTGAATTTGGCGTCGTACAGAATAGGTACTACGCTAATCTTCTCGCCGATGCGTTGTTCAACAAGATCTTGATTGACGCAGTAGTCGGCAGCAATGTTACTTAGACGAGGCATACGATCACCGCGTCGGCCCATATGATCATAAACAGCGTGAAGAATCTCGTGCCCGACTAGGAACTCAAGCTGTTTAAGCGGCATCTTATTAACGAACTCGCTATTGTAATAGAACTTGCGTCCGTCGGTTGCAGCAGTACCGCACCAAGCATCTGCATTGGTTAGTGTCATTCTAGTAGCCAGCTGTCCAAAGAACGGAGCCTTTAGTAGCAAGCCGATACGAGCAGTAGTAAGTTTTTCTCGAGCCGCAGCATCTGTGCGCGGATCAGTTACGGTTACTGCTTTTGCTTTGTCAATTACTGTAGAATCTGCCATTTACGAGCTCCTTAACTATGTGTATATTATAACGCGAAAGAGATTTATAGTCAATGCCATTTTAGTTGAATGTTACTAAGGACCGCGTCATTACGAATATAGATATACATGTTGTTTGGATAATCGCGGTCCACGTGCCACGCCCAAGGCGGATCAAATGATACCGAACCTTTACAGGACACAGCAATAGATTCGAATTGGTCTCTTTCTGAACTTAACCCATACTGCTCAATCATCCAAGCCCTTAACGTATGAAAATTTTTATAATGAGTTCTAGCCGTACTAAAGTCATTTTGTATTCGTAGTCGGTATCGCCAACGGTTCCAACCTGTGTGTCGCTTGTCTAGTTTTTCAACAAAATATTGCATAATAAAAAAAGGGGTCTTACGGACCAGGTCCTGCCCCTGCCTCACACGCGATTAAACTTACTTGCTCGAACCAGCTGCCGCTAGCACGTACTTACCAAAACGCTGATGGAACTCATCAAAACTTGGCATCTTGCCGGGAACCATTGGCAGGTTGTACGTAGTAAGAGCAACACGAGCACCCATAACAGTAACTTCGGTAGTAAAGTTATCCATCATAAAACGAAGGAAGTTATCCGCCATTTTATGGAAGTCAACAATCTTGTCCTTGCCATTCTTCTGGTAGTAGTCTTGCAACTCGTAGCACATCGAAGTTGTCAGCGAGTACATAGCCGAAATCTCTTTGGTCTTGAGTTCTTTAACTTTACCCGACAGAATGTCTTCTGGTTTGGGTAGATTGGCCGCGTGTTTACGATGAGCCATAAACTTGACCGCGGTACCTTCACCGACACAACCTGCAATCAGATCTGTAAGTTCAGCGGCACTAACACCCTCGTCGTTGCAGAACTGACTAGCAAAGGTCCAACTACGCGGTGTCGGGAACGAACGACTATTACTACGCGGATCAAAGTCAAACATATCGGCTTTAGCAAAGCTTAGATAACCAACAACATCCGGATGGATCTTGTTCTTGACAGCCCAAGTCTGCCAAGATTCAAAGTCAGGACGAACCTCCAAATGTACGAAACGGTTTGCTAGCGGACTAGGCATACGATAAGTAACACCCTTGTCGCTATCTCTGTTACCCGCGGCAACCATTACAACATTTTTTGGCAAGTGATATTTGCCAATGCGTCGATTCAAAATTAACTGATATGCAGCAGCCTGAACAGCGGGTGCAGCCGAATTCATTTCGTCAAGCAGCAGCACTACAATAGGATATTGTGCAGCAAGCTCTTCGTCCGGCAAGTCGATTGGGGGAGCCCAATCCATAAGACCCTTGTCTTTATTAAAGAACGGAATACCGCGCAAGTCAGTTGGCTCCATTTGACTCAGACGCAAGTCGATCATATAACCGCCGAGTTCATTTGTAATATCGGCTACTACTTCAGATTTGCCAACGCCTGGCGGACCCCACAGGAACAACGGACGCTGGTGCTTGAACGAGCGTAGGATACGGCTACGTGCCTCTTCGGGCGTCACCGTACGGGTTTCAGTTACAGCCATTTACAATCTCCTTATTCAACGTGTGAAACATTATTATAGTACAAAACAGAATAAGCGTCTGTCGCTTTTACACAACAGACGCTCATTATATTACAGAGCTTTACCCGCAGCACGTTTAGCCGCAAGTTTAGTGTCACATTTGGCAAAGAACGCCACAGCCTTAGCCGCATCACGCTTGTATTGTGCAAACGACACAACCGGCATGCCGTTAGCACTACGCTCGCTCATAGCCTCAGCATAAGACTCACGAGTAACCTCGTCGTCGCCAGTAGTCTTAACTTTAGGCAGTTTAGCAGCCACAGCCTTTGTAGGCTTTGCAGCAGCAGGCTTTGCAGCCTTTGCAGCACGAGGGGCTTTAGTAGCAGTCATACCCACAGTAGCCAAATAAGCAACAGCAGCCTCTTTATCCATAGCGTTTGGCAGCTCAACCATGTTAACATCAGTGCAACCAAAACGCTCAAGTGCTTTAGCACGGTTAGTGTCGTTAGCAAATTTGTAAACAACAGCGCCGTTCTCAACGCAAGTACCCGCAAAAGTAAAAGTCTTAGACATATACTCTCCTATAAATTACAGTTAAAATTAACTACCCAACACACATAGTATAACAAAATGGGTCTTTTTGGACAACCGTTACTTTTTAGCAACACAAACATACTCTTGTTGATGTTGCAACCAAGTATCTGTTAATTGATTGGCAACATCTGAGTGTTGCATATTTTTAAACACTTGTGACAGATAAATTGTACGAATTGCATTTTTGCAACTGTTAATAGAATCGTAACTACCCAACATTGTTGGGTTTGTATTTAATGCAACATATAATAAAATAAATTTCATACTCAAACTATAACAAAATGAGTCTTTATAGTCTACCGTTTTTTGCGTTGCTTTTTAGCAACAGTTTTAGGTGTTGCTAAAGGTGCAACTTTAGTTGCATTTTTGAGCCTATGAAACAAATCTGTTGCTTTTTTAAACTCAAAATTTGGATGCTTATACATATAGTCTATTTTGCGCTCTAAAACTTGCAAAACTTCTAACAAGTCCATTTTTGTTGCAAAATCGCTATCCATTAGTATTTTGTTAACATCGTGCTTGTCCAACATATATTCTACCCATTTTTCTGTTGCGGGTATTTTGTAATATTGAACTATTGCTTTTTTGTTATTTCGTGTTGCATATTTTGCAATATATGTACGAGCAAACATAAAGCCTCCTTTAGTGAAGACTATATATTATATGCAAAACGCGAATTATGTGCAACGCTTGTTAAAGTTGCAAGTTGTCCAGGTATTGTTGAAGGTTATCCGCGTGTAATTTTAACATAACAAACTCTTGTTCGCCAAGTACGGATATTTCATTGATTTTGTGTATATAGTATGGACAAGTCATTAGGCGGCTCAGTTGTACAAGGGTTCGATTTTTTAACGGATCAGACAAGACACAATTGTACACAGGTATCTTTGTAAATTTTTTAATAAACTGCAATCCTGGCTTGCTTAGTCTAAGATTAGCGGAATCTGTATGATTCCACCACCAAACTCGGATGTATTGCGGATATTCAGACGAGCTGAATCCGGCTGCTGCTAGTATGCCTTCGGTATAACTCTGCTGATTATGGGTAGACTTGGTCACCTTGTTTCATTAAGACCACTGTGAATTTGTCTGTTTTGAAAAGAGTGTTAAGTTTTTTGCAAAGATTGATAGCGTGTCCGCTATTGCTAAAGCTGACTTTTTTGTATTTGGGACCAGGGTAAGCAACCAACATATTTGAACTCTTTAAATTAATTGGTTTATCATCGTAAAAAACCGCCCATATGCCTTCGCTACTTAGTACCTGATCGGTTTTATAATTAGATTTATTAACGTGTTCTAATAACACTGTTGGTTTAGGTCTAGACATACTTTATTCCTTGATTATATATTTATGCTAATATATGGGTAGTTTAAGTTAAAAACTGCCCCCATCAAAATTTATTGACGTGGATTTTGGTTGCTCTGGTTGTGATTGCAACTCCGCTATATTAGTCAATAAATTAAATATATCAGTATGTAGATTTCTTGCTTCATCTGCAGATAAAGATAACTGTTTGCTACCAGTTTGATTCATTATCTTTATTTTGTCATTGAAATTTTTTATAGACAAACTTAACTTTTGCATTTTATTCCTTTAAGTGCTTTACGCATTTCTTCACGTGTTTTAAACGGTCCTACATACTCGTAACGACTCACAGTTAAATTCTTAGGACAAAAATGCTCTACCCATTCTTGATTTAACTTTATTAGATAATGACCGGCACAAAAAAAACTTTTACTTTTTAAAGTTTTACTAAAAATTGGCAGTTTCTTTTGAATATCCCAGACCTGATTGTATGCGCGACCTGTAATTGGATATCCGTATACCGTTTTAAGATTTTCTTTTTTAATCTTGTCAGCTGATCCAAATTTAATATTATATTTTTGTTTTAAATTTTTAACACTAGGGAAATATTCTCTCAATTCGTCGTGTACATAGGCATAGCCACCGTCATCTCGTGCTTGTATTGTTGCTATTTTATTTCCGGATTCTTCGACTACCCAAAATTTATTTTTTACAACAGGTTTGGCTATCAGTTCACTCATGATTTTGCTAATGTATGATGTGTTACAATTTTGCCTAATTCTTGGCCAAGATCTTTGCTGTCATCTATCACATACATCTCGCCTTCATTACCATATCCTGTAGACACTTTTATCACGTAGCCGCCGTGTGCGGTATGAACATCAAATGATATTTTTTTGTTTGGCAGCTTGTTAGTTTCCGACGACCAGGCTCCGAGGTTGATTTCACTTACTGATAAGGGACCTGCTGCAACTGATCCGGCCATTGTATAATTACTCATAGTTTCATTTGTTCCAACATAATAGCCTGTGCCACTTGTTTGGCAAAATCTTCGTCGTCGTGAATCATATATAGTGTTCCGTCGGTGCGATCGGTCTTTTGATTATAAGTGCGAGATTCAAGAATGTGGCCACCGACTGCTTGATACAAACAAAAGTTCATACCGTTTTGTGCAGGCGCTGATCTATCTCTTTCTACTACTGTGGCTCGCTGCAATCTAATTTCATCCTCACTGTTTAACCAATCACGAAGTCGTCTTTTTAACCATTTCATTGCGATTTCTCCTCTTCTAAACATAATACTCGCATCATTTCAAATTTATCTTTTAATTCTTTTAGACCTGGATGCCGTTCCATAAGTTCTTGTAACTTTTGTTCCTCTAGCATTTTTTTGTGCGCCCACTCAATAACTTCCTTGCTGGTCATACCTAGATCAACCGTAGCATGATTGTTTATTCCGTACCAACTTACACCATCATACACTTCCATTTGTTGTATGTTTGGATTGTATCGTACCATACCTGCACCCACGGCGCCTGGACTGATAGGAGGGTTATTTGGGTAACCCCCGCTTACTGTAATGTGTTGCGAACCACTGCTTAAAGTTTTAATCATATGTATTCTATTGTTAGAATTGAAACTACGAAACCTATTATTAGATAAACTAGTGTATGCAAAAATTGATCAATACCGATCCACATCCAAAAGCCATCCGAATCTGTGCTTAGTCGAACGGTGGCTCGACGATGCAAGAAGTCGATGAAATAATGTATAGTAGCATCAAACACGGCCAGCATAATGCAAGCTTGTAGACCTAAAAAATGCATTAAAATAACATAGGTCAAGGCACCGTGGAGACCGGCGTGTTGCAATCCGCCCAATCTACCAAGATGCCCTTTGTCTCGGATCATACGATCACTTTGCCAACAGAAGTCTGCTAGAAAGTGTTTAACGAATAGCAAGGCTAATATTAGCCACGTGGTCATTTACTCAAAGTCTCCCATACCAGTTCATTGTCTTTTACATTACTGGTCAATGAAATATATCCTCTACTTAATGCTTGGTGTATGTAAATAGCGTGACTTTCAGGACATTCGGCATGAATAGTCAACACAGCACGGCCTACAGTCTGTAACCCATCATGAATATAAAAGTCAGGATCGTTTTGTTTAATAGTCCGGACATTGGATTTGTGTGCAGTATATGTCATCTGAAAATTGAGAGGTAAAGAAATGCACCTAACAAACTACCAAACAGGCCACCAAATCCCAAGAACCGCCAGGCTACGGCAGTAATCATGCCTTGAAATAAGATCCACAGTTGCAAGTCAAGTAATGTAATCATTCGGGATACTCTGCACTTAATAATTCTGCATAATTTGATGAATGTTCACTAAGTCTGTTAAGTTCGTACTTGCCACAGAACTTGAGAAACTGAGCACCTACCATTGGTCTACTTTTCTTTACAGCACCTGTGTGTACAGTTTCATTAATCTTTGCTTTGATATCCTCGGGCTGTGCAGTAAGATCTACTAGAGTAACATTGCGATTGTAATCGTCTAATACTCTATGCTCCAGACCGTTATGATCTGTCCATCTTTGAAGCATAAGGTTGTTCCAATCAAATCCTTTTTTATCCCGGTCAGCAAAAGCTTCAGTGAGACCAATTTTGTTCTTGGAACCTTTGGTCCTAACACCCGGATAGGCGGAAAACACATTGTCTGTCGGATCTCCGCGCATACACTTCTCAAACAGGATCCATTTTGGATTAGGTATGACTTTTGGCGCTTTGGTTTTCTTGTCAATTACTAGTTTACCCTTTTTATCAAAGATACCTTCTAGTGTATGAAGCTCGTCGGCAACACCATTATATTGTTGTACATTCGGCGCCAGTAACTGGTGAAAGTCAGTGTCGGAAGAAACAATGATATGACTGTCATTGGGATGGTTCCAGATCCAACCAGAGATAAGATCATCTGCTTCGAGCTCGCTGTGTTGGAGCACGGTGCAATTAGTTTTCTCAGCAAGAAAAGTCTTAAGATTATCGAAAGTTTCCCAAAAAAGTCGGTCCTCTTCAGCTTCCGCTTCCGTGAGCGCAGCTCTCGCGACTGCACGGTTCTTCTTGTAGGGTTCATAGAAATCTTTGCGCCAGCTCCGTCCCTCCAAACAGAATACGACGTGATCGGCTTGATGTTCTCTCCACGCTTTATTAACTGACGCCAAGGTAACATGAATTGCGAACCCTAACTTATCCCAGGTGTCCGATTGACGGCTTGCAGAATGGCGAGCACGAAAGAATGTATTGGCTGTGTCTACAATTAGATATCTCATGTATTAATAGTAGCATATTATAACAACTTGGTCAAGTAAGGCAAAAGAAATTCTGCCCATTTTCTATGAGCATCTGCCCTAAAATGATATGATCTTGGATTGACCGTTTGGAAATTATTTGATTTTAACCAATTATAATAAGTAAACTCTTCCAAATAAGGATAAAGATAACAATCGCCCCAATCTTTTTTAGGCAAATCGTTCAATCGAATATGTGCAAAACAATTATAAGTGTTGAAGAAGAAATGAGGTATATTTAGATCTTGCAAATAGCAATGAAAATTCCATATTGTGTCGTGATTGGATAATTCGTTTTTTGCTATATGATTAGCAGTATCTATTACCCATTTTTTATAAGCTTCATTTAATTCGGGCGGTAGTCGATCTTGCCCGCCGGCGGTAACTTGATAGTAAGTGTTATTATGAAACCATTCTTCTCTCTCCCAAGTTGCCCATCCAATGATAATAATATCGGGCTTGTGCTCATTGAGATAATTCTTAGTAGTTCGAATTATTCTTGCATTACTGCTGGCCGATTCGGCATCACAATGTAATATAGCATACAACTGGTTTGCAATATTGCAACCATAACTTGCACGTTCGTTGTCAGGATGTGGGATTCGTCCTAGTGCCCTATATAAAGGATCATCTTCAGCAAAACAGTATGGATTAACTGCCTCGGCTGCTGCACTATGGCTATCTCCGTTTACGTATAAGATCATGGATATAAAGTTTGAATTTTATTTATAATTTCGTTGGCCCAAATTTTGTGACTAAGAGGACCATAATGTAAATTGTCCGTGCCTCTATCAACATTTCTTTGTAGAATATTTGGTATATATTCTTTATAATCCAGTAAGTAATACTCTACTGTTTTTTTATAAAAATCGTTCTCTGGTATGTTGCTAAAATTTGGTGTATCCCCAAGATAAAAAAATACAAAATTTAACCCAAATGATCTACTATATTTTATAACACTATCTAGTCTAGTTAATGTCATGTAGATCAATTGTTTATCGTTGTAAACATCAAAATAAGATCTGTTTTTTATCTTGTAAAGCTGTGATTCTTTAAAAACAGTAGTAGGCAAACTGTCCGGATAAAATTTCAATCGTGCAAAATCAGTTAACTGTAAAATAACCTTTTGATTTTTGTAAAATTCTAGATTATTAAAAAGGTCAAAAGATCTAAAATTACCTTTGCCACTTTCGGCTAGATTTAAGATTGGTTGATTGAAATGTGTTGATAGTAAATTTACATATTCGGTGTCTTTAGTATGATGATGTCCGCCGGCAGTATGACTACATCCAAAGAAGACTATGTTTGATTCGTCATTTTTAATTGCAGAAAAATTTTTTATATTATACGGATCTACATTGTCTATACCAATTACATTTCCATGCGATTTTAATAGATATAATGTTTCGAAATAATCTTGATAATTGTTAAACTCAGAAATAGCAGAGTTTGCCCAATAAATTAATTTAAATTTTGTTAAAAATTGTTCTAAATTTCGACAATCAGCAAGAGAGGTGTGATATATCAGTGATTCGTCAATTACTTGCCCCTGAAACAACGTCGAAGGGCCTATACTGTGAATTACAGAGAATTCGGCAGTTAATCTGGATGTACTTCCAACAATCAATATCACGATATTTCAGTTCTTCCGTTTCCTAAGTCATTACGATCCACGCGACGAGGCCTAGCATCAACGGGCTGATTGGCTTCCCATTGTTCATAGTTCTCATTGAGAATATTTCTGCAAACACTTTGAAACCACCGATCCACAATTTCTGCTTCGGTATCTTCTTTCTTTTGCATAAAGCCGGCCTTGACCAATCTTGCAATAAAGATTTCGTTCCAATCGAGTTCAAATGCACCATTACCAACATCATCAGCATCTAGGTCTACCTTAATTACACTTACGTAAGGTTCTCCTGCTTCTGTGGCTAAATCTTTAGCAGATTTTGATTTAACTTGATCCTCGGACTTTTCATTTTTGGGTTGGTCCTTTTTCTTTTTTAACCATTCAAACATATCAAATATTCCATCTAAGTACATTATTCTGTTTTCCCCCATTTTATTTTTAACCAGATTCGTTCGTGGATATAATAATCGATACTTAATAGAATATGCAAGGCAGTTGCAAATCCGGTAGCACTTCCTATATCTCCAGTAAACAAATAGGTCCAAAATATAGTAAATAACCAAGCGGTTATTCTATATGTAAACATCCTTGTTAAAGTCCTTGCTCTTGTTTCGGTCATTAAGTTCCCCATTCATTTTTAAACAACGGTACTTGCAATCTATCGCTATAACGCAGTCCGTGTTTCATAGCTAGTAATGCTACTGCACGATTATTCAAGGAATAAACACTTTCTACACCACCTACTGGCATAAGATACACATCACCTTTAAATCCTGCATTTCGATATTGATCTCGAGCTTTTAATGCATCTTCAACATCTTGTTCTGTGGCTACAACAAACTTGAGATAGGTATGACCTAATTCTTCGTAACTACGAACAATGTCTGGTCTAATAGCATCCGTCCATAGCTCACCACTAGCCGGA